ATACCGAGACTGGCGAACCGGACTAAAGGGACTTCGGCCCTGCTCGAAGTGGCGAAGGCCGAGACATCCAACTCAAACCTATGGGACGTGGCTCTCGGTCAGTTCATCTCGCTGCCATTGCAGGCGCAGACGATTACGGGAACTGTCAAAGCGTATATCCGTGCGAGAGAGAGTAATGCGGGAGCCAACGCGCGGTCGCAGATGGTCGTCCGCGTTGTTTCCGGAGATGGCTCGACTGTCCGGGGAACGCTTCTCAGTCAAAACAACGCCATCGTTAATGAAAACGAATGGGTCGTTTCTGCCAATTCCACAGGATCACGCAACGCGCGGTTCCCAAATACGGCATTCAGCAACACACTTACATCAGTTACGGCGCTCCTCGGTGACCGGGTTGTAATTGAAATTGGCGCGCGCGGCGTAAACACCGTTACCACGTCTTATACGCTGGCCGTCGAGTTCGGCGAAGCCGCTGCAACCGACCTAGCCGAGAATGAAACCAGTACGACACAGGGTAACCCGTGGGTCGAATTCTCCGCAGGACTGCGGTTTCAGAATATATCTCGGAGCGGCGCTGTAGCGTCTTCGTTTGGTGTTTTGTCGTCCAGCGCGATTGCTGCGAGAGGGTATCCGGCTAGGTCCGGAGATGTTACGTCGTCGTTCGGCAAACTGGATGCCATTGCCGCTGCGTTGCGCGATGCTCCCGGCGAAGTGTCAGCAGCGGTTGCATCGACGTTCGGACAAGTGTCTGCTGCCGCAACTGCGTCCCGGACTATCCCCGACCGCGCAGGTGCTGTCACATCTTCATTCAAGCCGTTGGCGGCAGCATCTACCGCAAGCAGAGCATATCCGAGCTTCACGGGCGATATTGCCGCATCGTTCGGCAAGCTCTCGGCATCGTCCACGGCAAGCCGCATCCCGGCACCATTGAGCGCGTCCGTTGCTGCGTCGTTCGGTAAACTGTCCGCCTCCGCTACAGCCGCGCGCAGTCAGCCCAACGCGGTGTCAGGTGTAATTGCATCCTCGTTCAAGTCTCTAACCGCCACTTCCGCTGCGGCTCGCACGATCCCGGATAGGACAGCCAACGCTGCGTCATCGTTCAAGAAGATGTCAGCGACGGTTGGTGCGTATCGCATCCCGGTACCGGTCGCGGGCGATGTCAATTCGTCCTTCAAGATCCTGCGGGCAACTGCCGACGCTATCCGTATTCCGCCGCCGGTATCGTCAGATGTCGAGTCGTCGTTCGGTGCTCTGTCGTCGGATAGCATCGCTGTGCGCGAATACCCCGGCAAGCGTGGCGATGTCGGTTCGATCTTCGGTGCGTTGTCATCGGATGCAGTAGCCGACAGGGGATTTCCGTCGTTTGGCGGCGACATTGCCGCATCGTTCAAGTTGCTGACCGCTACAGGAACCGCACAGGCAAGGCCCGATTACTCAACGTCGCTCATCTCAGCTATCTACGTCAGCGGCATCATCGAAAGCGATATCGCCATGACCGGCGTCATTGATCGTGATGTCAGCGTGGCGGGGATCATCGAGCATGACTTGCATATGACCGGCATCATAGACCGTTAGAACTACGAGGGACGATATGGCTTTTTCTATGACCGCCGGGGACACACGAAACATCTTCGTGACGATCACCGACAAATTCGGCACTGCAATCGACTTGAGTCAAGCGACATCCATTCGCTGGTGGGCAAGCAAGGGCACAACGGAAGCGTTCTCCCGAACCCCGGTCCTCATGAAATCTCTGGAACTTGGCATTGATGAAGTGTCGTTGATCGACGGCGAGTTTGTCGTTCGTGTCAAGACAGCCGACACTGCCGGGTTGAACGGCTCCTACTATCACGAAGTCGAAATAATCGACGCGGCGGGCAACGTCAGCACGCCTATCGCGGACAGTTTCACGGTGAGGAAGGATCTTATTCGATGACCATCATCGTCGAAACCGGCAACATGCCCGCCGGAGCGTCAAGTTACGCATCCGTCGCCGATGCCGATGCCCGCCATGCCGCATCGACCAGCGCCGAAACATGGGAAAACTATGACGTAGTGCAGAAAGAACAGCGCCTCGTCACCGCCACCCGCCGCCTTGACGCGCTGTTTGATTGGCACGGATTGGCATATTCGCATGATCAACCGCTAGGATTTCCCCGACGCAACCTGTATGATCCATCCGGAAGGCAGATTTATGCCCGCACGGTTCCCGCCACTCTTCGCAATGCTACCATAGACCTTGCGCTTTGGCTCCCCGACGACGTTCCTGCGGCGGCGGCAAGCAGCGGTGAAGTTGTACAGGAAATCACCCTCGGACCTATCGGGATCAAGATGTCGGCAGCGCAATCCGGGGATGGCTCCGCTCCTGTTATCGCGCCGTTGATCCCGACTGACATCATCTTGGCGCTTCGTCACCTTGGCAGTTATGTCGGCGGCGGCGGTGGGGTTGGACGCATTACCCGATGAACATTGATGCTGTAATCAAGAGCGGCACGGAACGCATCTGGACGCTGTTTGCGAGCCGCATGAAAGCCTGCACGTACCATGCGGTTACCAATTTGCCGTATGACGTGGCGACGGGCACGGCGGCAAGCACGGTTACCGACACCCCCGTCAAGGCGTTCATCTTCGATCACGACTTATCACTGATCGGTGACGGCGCAGATATCCAGGTCAGCGACAAGCGGGCCATCATCCTGGCGCAGCATTTGCCGGAAATCTCCGACCGCGAAAAGTGCGAACCGGGCGACAGGCTGACCGACCACAAGGGACAGGTTTGGAATGTGCTGTTAGCCCGTGGCGACCCGGATTTCTACTTCGACCTGACGCTGAGGCGATAGCCATGGTGATGACGACCAACCTCAAGGAATTCAACGCTGGGCTTGACGACTTCTACAAAGTCAATGTCGTCGGAGAAACCTCGCAGATGGTTCGCCGGGTCGCCTTCGCCATTGACCGCGAACTGGTCATGGGCACACCTGTCGGCAATCCCGACTTGTGGAAGCGCAAGGCACCCAAGGGCTACGTCGGCGGACGCGCTCGCGCGAACTGGATACCAACGCTCGGAACGCCTGCCCGCGAGCCGGTTGATCGCATCGACAAGCAGGGGTCAGCCACCATTGCCTTGCTTGCAGGCGTGACGGCTGACTATGAACTGGGCCAAACAATCTGGATCGTGAATTCACTTCCGTACATTGTCCCGCTAAACAACGGTCATAGCACGCAGGCTCCTATCGGTTACATCGAGATGGCGATTGAAGCCGGTTTGCGCGAGGCAATGCGATGACGCCGAAGCAAGCCCGCGCTCATATCGAAGGTGCGTTCAAGTCCGAATGGACCGGCGGCGCTCCCGTCGATTACAACAACGACATGCAGTCTGTTCCTCCCGCTCCATTCGTGCGCCTTACCGTGCGCCACGGTGGCACGAACAACGCCAACAGCATGTCGGGCGAAAGCATTCGGTACGAGCGGTTCGGCATCGCCTTCATTCAGGTCTTCACGCAACTCGGCGTCGGCCCTTCCCCCGCTGATGATTTAGCGCGCAAAGCCGCCGACATTCTTGAAGGCCGGGACTTTGGCTTTGCCGTCAATGATGTTCTGTCCCTTGGCGCAGCCACGCAGACCGACATCGGCAACAACAACGCCGGGCATTGGCAAGTCAACGTTTCCATTCCCTTTAGCTATGCTGAGTACAGGACGAAGAGGTATGCGTGAGTTGCCTGAGTTGCTTGAAACCGTCTATGACCCGCCGCCGATACAGGGCTACAACTCCCTGACTCAGCCAGCAATCGACCTTATCAACGTCGTCCAGCGCGCGGAGCAGGCGGTGCTTACGATTATCCGCGACCTTGCCGACGATGCCGACGTTGACCCGCGTTGGCTTGCCATTGGCAGAGCCGATATCGAAAAAGGCTTCATGGCCGTTCGTCGCTCGATCACCTGCCCTAACGGCACCTGAAGCCGGTTCGCGTTCCCCACTTCACTCCACCAGCCGAAAGGACAGCCCTATGGCTCCCCCCGCACACGCAAAGAATGACAAAGCCGACAAGCCCGCCAAGCCTTTCTCCGTCAAGCAGTTCGATCTTGCCGACATCCCCCCCGCTTCGTCACATTCAGGCGAATTGGTTGCGATCAAGGATGCCGCTGGCGGCGTTCCTTACCTAGCATTCTCGGACGGTACCGACTGGCATGCTCTCGCCACCGTTGGCCTGCTGGCTCCCGCGCCGGAAGCGCCTACCGAGTAACTGTACTACTGCTATCCGACGACTCCGCCCGCCTTCTGGCGGGTTTTTGTTTGCCCGCTGAAAAGGACTCTCTCCATGCCTCTCTCAAACGATCACACCTACGGTCGCGTCCATGGCGGCGCGCTGGCAAAGGCCATGAAGATCCCGACCTACACCGTCGCGAACGCTCCGGCGGCGTCGGCTAACGCCAATCGCATCATTGCGGTGAGCAACGGCGCTGGCGGACAACCCTGCCTCGCCTACTCCAACGGCACCGCATGGGTTCGTGTTGTGTTCGGTGCCGCCATCAACGCGACGACCTGACCGCTAAAACTCTACCAATTCACTAGACTACTCCCAGGAGCTATGAGACATGGCATCAAGAGCCTTTTCCGGTCAGGGAACTAAAATCGCCCGCGCTGACCTTGCGACACCAACCGTCTTTGTCGATATCGCTGAAATCAAGACGATTACCGGCCCCGGCGGCGCATCCACCACGCTTGACACGACGACCCTTTCCAGCGTGGCGAAGGAATTCGTGCCCGGCCTGAAGGACAACGGCGAAGTCACGCTTGGCGTCAATTTCGTGCCCGGCGACGAAGGCCAGCAGACGATGATCGATGATCAGGAAAATCTGCAAATGGCCGTTTACAAAATCACCTATTCCGACAAAAAGCCGACCGGCGGCACGACCGCCGTCTTCAACGCTTATGTGACGAATTTTGCCCCGTCCATCGGAGTTGATGCACTGTCAACCGCCGACGTGTCGCTCCGCGTCAGTGGCGGAGTTACCTGGACCTTCGCAACTCTCACCTAATGACAACCTTCGGCATGGGTGAAGCCGTCATTGTCGCCGGGCGCGGTCCCGGCGTCGTGACGGACATCATCGGCGGGCCACGTGGACCGATGTACCGCGTCACGCTGACCCAGGACGATAACGCTTATGGTGCTTACACGTCCTATACGACGGTCGAAGAGGAAACGATAACCGCTGCTGCCGCTATCCCTGCTTACTCGATTGGCGACAAGGTGCTGTATCAGAACCGCGTTGCCGAGGTTACCGCCTACGATCCCGTGAGCACCAATACCGCGCTGAAGATCGACCCGCCGTTGCCTGATCCGAACATCGAGGTTGATGGTTCGTGCTACGTGGTCATTCCTGCGTGGAAAATTTATCTCCAGCAGATCAAGGCTTAGTAAAACTAAGTGAACCCGATACAGGGCGAAGCGCCGCTCGTGCTCGGCGGCGAGACTTATACGCTGGTCTACGACTGGCGGGCGCTGTCCGTGATGGCGCATGCGGTTGGTGCCGACCCCAACCTGTTCGATCCGCAAACGCTTGCCTGCGTAGTCGTGGCGGGCTTGGCGAAGCATCATGGCGGCATGACGCAAGCCGATATCTTCGACGCATCTCCGCCGATGGCTGAGGTCGTGAATGGCTTCAACAACGCGTTGCGGATAGCTTATTACGGGCATCGGGAACCGCCGCCAAAAGACGAGAGCGGTGGCGGGCAGCCCATCGACCCGAACCGGCTGGAGCAGATAGCCAAGGTCTACGCCACGGCATTCCGTGCCGGTATCTCGCCCGCTGACTTCTGGAGCCTGACGCCGTTTCAAACAGGGTTGTTGGTAGAAGCCAACGCCGAGAGCATGCAGGACGAATTCGACAAGCTGATTGCCGCAGGCTGGCATACCGCCGTGTTCAGCCGGGCGAAGACCATACCGCCGCTCAAGACGCTGTTTCCGCCCAAGCACGACCCCACGCGCATCAACGATGACGACGACCCCGACCAGATCGCAGCAAAACAGATGATCGCCGCGATGATGGGGGCAACCAAAGTCAAAAGCATTTCCCTCCAGCCACCGTCGCCGGATAGCCCCGGCGATACTGCAACCATGCAAACGAGTATCCTATGAGCGCAGCCGAACAGATTGCTGACAAGCCCACCGCTGTTACTGAAACCCCGGCAAAGAAGATCGGCATCCCGGAAATCGAGATCGACGGCAATACCTACAAAGCCGAGTTCACGTGGACGAGCTTCGCGGAAGTCCGGTCGAAGCATGGCGAAGACCCGGATCTGATGAACCCCGCCGTGCTTGGTGATTACGTCGCGTGCGTCCTGCGTCGGCATCACCCGATGGTCACGCTTGACCAGATCATGACGGCATCCCCGCCGATGGTCCCGGTTGCTCGCACGATCCGGCAGGCCATCAGCCGCCTGTTTTGGGGCGACAATCCGCCGAACGCGACCTGACCCGCTAACTTTACCGCCGCCGCCGTCCCGCCGCCTGAAGGTGCCATTCCATGGTTGATAGAAACATTCATATTGGCATCATCAGCACGCGAGCGAAGCAGGGTGCGGAGGAAGTTAAGCAAGCGCTGAAGGGTGTTCAGCGCGAAGCCGCTCAGGTTCGCGGCGCGGAAATCGACATCACTGCCAACACTTCGGGCATAACCGCTGGCGTTGCCGAAGTCAGGTCAGCGCTTGCCAGCATTTCGGGCGCGTCTGCCGAAATCCCGATTGGCTTCGATGCGTCTGCTATCGACCGTGAGACGGCGGGTATTATTAACCGCATCAAGGCGGAAGTTGACCGCAATGTCGGCAACGGCGTTGCTGTGGAAACCTCGCTGAATATCGCGACAGAAGCAGCGGCAGCGGAAGTGGGCAGGATGCTCGCCGCGTTGCCCGATAGCATCGACATCCCCGTTGATGTCATCACCGATGCAATTGTCGATGAAATACGTAAGGTGACAGCCGAGGCGGAGCGTAGCGGCAGCATCGACATTCCCGTCTATGTGGATACCGCTGAGGTCGAAGCCGAAATCCGCGCTGCTATGGGAGCGTCACGGCCACCTATCGAAGTCCCCGTTACCGCCAATACTGATCCGGCTGATAATCAGATTGACGCGCTGCTTCGAGAACGCCGTGACCCTATCGAAGTCCCGATCACCGTCGATGCCGCACAGGCAACAGCCGGGATCGAGGATGTGCTGCGCCAGTCACCCGACGCTATCGAGGTCCCTGTGTCGGCGGACACGACGGAAGCTGTTCGGCAAGTTGGCCGGTTGCGCGATGAGTTTGGGAGGTTCCTGCCACGTGGAGGATCGGCAAAGATCAAGGTCGAAGCCGACGTTGACGATGTAGTCAGCGGGGCATCCGATGCTGCTGATGCTCTTGACGATATAGGTGATGCTGCCAGCGATGCTTCGAAGGAAGCCGACAAGGCAGCGAGGTCACTAGCCAAAATTGAGTCGGCTGCTGCGAAAGCAGGTGCGGCGGCTGACGGCTTGGAAGGCGCTTTCCGACGCGCAACCCAGGAAATGGAAGTGATGGAACTGGTCGGCGAGGCCATTCTTGCCATCGCGACTAGCATCGTCAAAGCCAACGTCGCGTTTGAAGATTTCGGGGATGCCGTACAGGCGGCGACAGGAGACGCTGAATCCGCCCAAATAGCCTTGGCGATGCTTGAGGAATTTTCCGCCGCCACGGCGATTTCGCTGGAAGACGCTACGGGCGCGTTCGTGGAATTCCGGACCAACGGACTTGAAGCTAGCCGGTCATCGATGGAGGCTTACGGCAACGTCGCCTCCGGTCTGAACCTGACGATGACAGAACTTGCCGAAGCGGTCGGTGATGCAGCACAGCGCAATTTCTCGAAGCTTAACGAGACGCAGCTAAAAGCCAAGGAGAGTGGCGACAAGGTCATATTCACCTATCACGGCGTTACGACCGAAGTCGAGAACACGAGCAAGGCCATCGCTGGCTTCATCAAAACGATGGGGAACACCGAGTTCGCCGGGCGACTGAAGGAAGAAGCCGAAGGGGTCACCGGCGCGTTCGAGTCCATGTCCGAAGCGTGGAACGAGTTTTCCCGCGATATGGGCGACGGGGGACTGAACAAGGGACTCACCGATTTTCAGCAGTCTATGGCGGAGGCTTCAAAGGAAGCGGAAGAACTTGGCCGGATAGTCGGCGCTTGGCTCGGGGAGCATTTACAGACGGCAGGCGAAGTGATCGAATTTACGGTTCGAGCAGTCAGTGCGTTGGTCGATAGTTTCAGGGAGTTACGTGAAGCCATTATGAATATTCCGGTGATCTCTACGGTCATCGGTGGCGTGATGGATCTGAGAGAGAAGATTTTTTCAGGCATAAACGATCTGGTCCCAGAGAAACCAGAAGATGCTCCCGCTGCCGTTCAGCCATCGGCGGCTAACAACAACCGGGCATTCGGCACCGATACGGAGTCGCCCCGGAAGAAGAAGCGCACAGGTAAGACCGAAGCCGAACGGCAGGCAGAGAACTTCGCCCGCCAAAGCGGAAACAACAAGGAAATGTTGTCAACGCTGACGCTCATTGACGAGAGCTATGAGCGTGGGCGGGCCAGCGTCGAAGGCTTTCGCAATTCCATCGAAGAACTGAACGTCAGACAGTCAGCGCAGAAAAGCGTCGGCAAGGAGAATGCCGAAGTCATTGTCGAACAGGCAATGGCGATGAAATACCTCCAAGAGCAAATCGCCTACAAGGCAGATGTTCTTGATCAGCAAGAAGCGATTATGCAGACCGTCCAACTCACGGAGGCATTCAAGGACGGGTCGGATGCTGTTCAGGACGCGCAAGCGAAGATAGAAGCCTACAACAAGGCTGTTGAACTCGGTTATTCAGGACGGCCTGAAGAGTCAGCAAAAGTCGAAGAGTTGGAAGAACTGGCTCGGGCAGCACTTGAGGCGAAGGAAAACCTGAACTTCGAACAAAGCATGGTCGGGCTTGACCAACAGATTGAGTCCGCCGCGCAACTGGCGACAGCCTTTCGTGAAGGCGGTCCCGCTATCAGGGAGGCCACTTTTGAGCAGCAGGTATATGCCCAAGCCGTGGCTGATGGCGTGGAGGATGAAGAAGACTCCATTCAAGCCATACGCGAACGGATGATGGCGCTGCGTGAGTTGCAGGAAATCCAGCAGAGCGACGAGAAGGCGTTGATGGCTGAGATTGACCTGGGTGAATTGGAAGCCGAATTGCGCATGTCACAGATGATCGGCGAAGCCCGATACATTGAAGCCGAACGTCTGGACATGTTGACGCAGAAGAAGCGCGAACTGAAGGATGCGACGGTCACCCTGACCGCTGAGGAAGAGAAGCAAGCCGACGCGATGGCGCGGGCAAGGTATGCGATGGACTCCCAAAGCAGGGCGCTGGACGACATAGCGAATAGCATCCCTAACTTCGCGTATGCATTGGAAGAGGCAGCCGGTGGTGCGTTGCTGTCCTTCGAAGATGCGTTGGTCGATATCATCACGGGCGCAAAATCTGCCAAGGAAGCGTTCGCGGACATGGCTAAGGCCATTGCATCCGACCTAGCGCGGATGGCGATCAGAATGGCAATCATACAACCATTGGCTATGATGTTCGGAATGGGCGGTGCAGGTATAGCGGGTGGTGTGGTGATGGGAGGAATGCGTCATACTGGTGGTATCGTCGGGACGGATGCGGCACCGATGAAAGCGTTTTCGCCGTTCCCGAAATTCCATACCGGGGGCATAGTTGGTGACAAATCGTCGGCGTCGGGATCAGTAAACCCGTATGCAAGTTTCCCAAAATTCCATACTGGCGGGTTGGCGACAAATGAAACCCCCGCCGTCTTAATGAAAGGTGAGGGAGTGTTTACTGAAGCCCAAATGCGCGCCCTCGCGCCAGTAAACAATAATGACAATAGCTCGCGTGGAGTTACTGTGGTTAATAATATAAACGTCACTTCCCCTCCGGGCGGAGACCGAGGCGCGGCCGAAAACCAAGCAAATAATATCGCGAAGATGGTTAGTATGGCTGTGGATGAGCGTTTAACACAGGCGCAGCGGCCGGGGGGGCTTCTGAATGCTAACGGTGGATATTAATATGTGGATTTATACTTCGTGATATTGTACGCTTTAGCAAGCCATCACCACTCCGCAAAAGCGGTGATGGCTCTAACCAACCGGACTGTAGGAGAGTCGCGAATGGGTGTTCGTATTATCAAGCAATGTGAAGAGTTCGGTCAACTGTTTGAGCGCAAGCCATC